GTCTTTCCCTTTTAAATGTAGTTTCTCTTCGTTTTTTTTTGTAATGCCTTCATCTGTCATTCTCCTTTAGCTGTCACTCAACAGTTTCACACTGCTGTCACCCAAAGGATACTACAAATTCTAACATTTGTCCCCGCAGAATTCTGCGGTTCTTACAATTTTCGACATATTTTTTGGCTTTTAAACAAAAATCGCCCTCCCCAGTATCACACTGAGGAGGGCTTTTTTAGTCCTGGATAGTCATAGATTTAGTCATAGTTTTAGTCTTTGGCTTCCGTTTCTTCCTGCTCCTGCATCACTGCCAACTTGTCGCGGACCGGCAGCTCCTTTAAGTCCTCCATCAGCTTGGTAACGGTGCCGTTGCCGCCCAGACGGTGATACTCATCGTACATTTTCTGCGCTGCTTCCAGCCCATGCAGGCTGATCCAGCCGCGCTCGTAGTAGTGATAGTATGCGTGTACCAGCTCCGCCCGAAGCAGGGCGATAATCGCCTCCTTGATTGATTTTTGCCGCGCTTCTTCTTCCTGCTGCTTCTTCCAGAGGCGGCGGATCAGATACCCCCCGCCCGCCAGAACCCCGGAAAAAAGCACCTCCAGCCAATATCTTGCCAACCACTCCAGCAAATCTATCGCCTACTCTCTAAAATAATCCTGTACGGCTTTGCATACCGCCTTCTCTGCGCCCTCTGCTTTTGGCAGATGCAGGTGCAGCATCGGCACTTTGCTGGTGTAAAACCATGGGATGTCCTTGACCTCTCTGAGCGGGATTTCCTCGGCTCCCAGCAGGATTGGGTCGATGCCGATCATCTTGAGCTGGTGCTTGTAGTAGCTCTGTGCCTGTCTGCTCTCCTCGGTGTCGCGGCGGACGTTGTGTCCCAGACGGTCGCCCAGCAGCCCCTCCACTCTGGTGATTTTGACTTTGCACTGTGCGGACTCATAGACAAACAGCACATAGTCCGGTTCCAGCTGTGCCAGGGTGTAGTAATCCGGGTATGCCTTTGGAGCATCCAGCTCCACGACACCCTTCATGCCCTGCGCTTTCATCTCCTCCACGATTCTCTTCGCCATTGGATTGCCGTTTACACCTACTACTGCGATTTTCTTCTTGCTCCAATAAATGTTTGCCATAAAACACTCTTCCTTTCTGTTACTCATTCACAAAATTTTTGATGTTCGGATTATTTTTGATTTGCTCGCGCATCTGCACCAGTGCCTCATCCACCCAAAGGGAAAAAACTCTGAACGGCACCAGGTACTTGATTGGCGGAAACGCCTCGACTGCTAAATCGTAAACGTATCGCAATTTGAGCGCACCGGTGCCGCTGCCTAAGTACTGCTCTGCCTGCGTTACTGCCCAAAGCAACCACTCTTTGACGTTGCCCCGCATCCGCAGGTAGCCGATCAAGAGCAGCAGCAAAAAGGCACCCACTGTGCAGATAATTGTTACAATCTGGTTCATTTTTTTATTCTCCTTTCAACTTGATTCCCTCAATCTCCGCCCTTACCTCTAAAATATAAAGGTACTGCCCCATATGCTTAAGCTGATTCTTAAAAAGCTCAATGCTGCGTTTTGGTTCAAAATCCAGCTCCCACGCATCATACTTCACTACCATTTCATGCAGCTTATCGTATCTGATTTTTGTTTGCCAGTATTCAGCCTTGAATCTTTCTTGGAAATTTTCGCTGTTCATCATTTCGATTGTGTCTTTTAGTTCCATATTTTTCCCTTTCTGTTCTATGTTGTAGAACACTTAAAGTATCGTCACAAACCCGCCGAAGCCTTTTTTCTTTAAATCATCGGCGGTTTTCTGCGCGTCCTGCTGTGTCGGGAATTTTCCTACGCAGACTTTCACTAATGTTTCGTTTCTCAGGAATGTAAAATACCCCATATCGCTAAGCTTGGTGTACAGGTCCGCAGCGCTTTTTGCCGATGAAAACGCGCCCACCTGTACGGTGTACAGTAGCTTTTTGTCTGCCTGCGGATGATTCATTTTTGCAATGATAGAAGGGTAGTCCTTATATGCAATGTCTCTGTCTACGTCTCCAACAATGCCGTTGACCCTGCCAGTACCAGTATACTGCCAGATGCCGTATGGATGTTTGCAGGTGCATTTGCTTGCGTACTGTGCAATCCACTTGTCATAGGCGGTCAGCTGTGCAGGGTAGAGGTAGCTGTCGAGAAAGTCCTTCGAGCAGTACAGCATGGCATAGTAGCCCGCCTGCTCCACTTCCTCTAAAAATGCCTTGCAAATCTCGGTGTTGGTCTGCTTGCTGCCGCCGGTATAAATGCTCTCATACTCAATGTCAAAGGCGATTGGGTAGGTCAGCTTGTACGGCTTGACCGCTTTAACAACCTCCTGCGCCGCTCTCCTTGCTGCCTGTACAGTGGTGGCATAGCTGTACAGATAAATGCCTACATCCAATCCTGCTGCCAGCGCACCTTTGATGTGCTGCGTAAAGGCACTGTCGAGTTTGAGCGCACCGTTGTTGTAGCAGAATCCCACACGGATGATGGCAAAGTCGATCCCGTCCGCCTTGACCTTCTGCCAGTCCACCTTGGGCTGCCATTTGGATACATCAATTCCCTGTTTGTTCATTGGTATTATCCTCCTTTCCATCAAATCCAGCTTGTAGTTCTCCTGCTCTGATGTGTTGTTTAATCAACTGGTTTAAGCAAATTGCTGCCGCAGCGATTACATAGCCTTGTCCTAAACTTACTGCGGCAAGTATGACCCATTGTATCCAGCCTTGTGGCTCACGAGAGGCAAAGCTAACAAGAGCAGATAGAAAAATCCCCACCACACAAAGGATGGTAGGGATTAGAGTATCATCAATTCTCTTTGATTTCTTTACAATCGAGCCAAGAGCATACAAGCAGGGGACAAGCCAGATGACTTCTGGTGATATGTATTCCTTTACTAGACTGGAAATCTCACTTAAAGCCTCCATTTGTCAGCCTCCTTTGCTTATATATTTGCTTGAAGTTTTACAATAGTTATTTGTACTGTTACATCGACAGTAGGCTTTGAGCCAATACAGACAGCGACAGCAGTACCATTGTTGTTGTCGATTCTGATACAAGTCACCCCATCTGCAACAAACTGCTGAAAGGTTGGTGTATCACAAGATACATCCAACTTATATGAATCTTTTACCAATGGGTGAGTAAAAGAAATTGTATAAGTATCGTTGTCCTGTTGTATCCAATCAGTAGCTTTCAGGGTTTGGGAAAACATATCATGCAAACCATTGTGTGCATCGACATACGCCTTTACAGCCTGTTCTGTTGCCACGGTATTTTGGTTTGGTGTCGATGCTAAAGTAGCTCCACCTATTTTCTTTCCGCTGACAGCTATAGTTCCGTCTGCCTGAGCTGTAACTAATTCAGCAGCTTTATTTGCTGCGACCTTATCTAACTTCTTTGGCATATCGCCCTCCAGTTTTGTAATGGAGGCATTTAAATCAGTCACAATTCCTTCTACTGTACCAGCAATAGTCGCAATCTGTTGTGCAATATAGCCCTTTGCAGCATTGGCTACTAATCGTAACCCCTCAAAGGGACTTAGTTTTTCAGTATTCATTTCGCTTAATCTCCTTTCAAATGGTAAGTATGGGGTAGTGCTTTGCTACCCCATACGCACCGTCCTAACGATTAAGCAGCAGGGGAAGCAAAGACCTCGTTGAGCATTTCAGTTACTTCTTGGCTGGTTGCAATTTGACCCTTTACAACATCCTGTGGCAGAGTATAGACGACAGTTTCAGCACCATTGATTTTTACATTGCCGTTGGTGTTAGATTTCTCAACCTTGGTAGCATTTGCAGTAATACCATTCAGTTTAGTACCCTCTGCGTCAGTCATCAGACGAGAGCCAGCGACAACATCAACTTTCTTAGCAAGAGCAGCTTGCATATCAGCAGTCTTAGCGTAATCGCCAATACCAATAGCAGCAATAGATTCTGCAATGTAACCTACAATATCCTTGGATGCAGCTTCCTCTGGCAGAGTACCAATCAGGGTCTTAACAGCCTCGATAGCTTTGGTGTTCTTGGTGATATTGCCAGCCATAGTAGCAGCTTCGCCACC